TCCATAAGCTTTAGATCAGCATTTTGTTTAAGTCTGTCTATTGCTACATTTAGTTTATCATCAGCTATATCTTTTTGCACATTTATGCGTTGTTCTTGCAACATATTTTCTTGCATCTTCTCTTGTGCCCTTTGGTTCTGCTTTTGTATAAACTGTTGTGATTCTATGTCTAGCTCTTTGTCTTTTAAGTCTAGCTCAGTTTTTCTTATTTCTACTAATGGGTCACCACTCTGGCCCTGACCTATAGACTGTAAGAATTCAGATGTAAGCTGTGCCATAATTGGTGCACTAAATTGGTCCAATGTCATCTGTATTTGTTGCTGCACTTGCTGTGCTTCTTGTGGTGACATTTGTTGCATTTGACCTTGTACCTCTTGTAACTGCATTTGCACTTCTTCTGGAATCTGTTGACTCGCTATTTGTGCTGACAAAAATTGTAAATGCTGCATGCAATGACTAATTATAAGAGACTGTATTTGAGGGTTTTCTTTGACAACTTGTGTTAAAAACAAGCTTTTGTGTGTTTCCAAATGCGCTTCGTGATTTTGCCCTTCAAATGCCTGTGCTGGTATACCCAACATAAGGCTACTGTTCTCTAAACCAGCATCAACTGGCTGTGGTGTGTTGTCTGGTGGTGGAGGTATAAGCGACTCTACGTTATCTACACCTAAAGCTGCATACATTCTTTTATACGCTTCATACATACCTTGTTGGCCATGTATTTCTGGGTTTGATTGAACCATTTGTAGCAGTTCTTGTGCTAGTGTAATTCTTTGACTTTGTGAGAATATATTAGGGTCAGATACTGGTATTACATCAATACGACCATCAAAGTCTTGTTGTTTTATTTCACTTGGCCCAGTGCCCATAGCAAACGGATAGGAGGGTGGCAGATACTCTGCAAAAACCTTAGATAACAGCTGAAACTCTTGTTTTTGTGCGTAATGCAATCTTTTGTGTATCGCACTCATTACTTTGGTTCCTCTTTCTAGGAGAGCTACGGTTGTACCTACTGGCATAGCTGCGTTACTATCGCCGACATTCATATCGGCTATAGCTGCAAACCTTTTTCCTGAATCTACTAATAAACCAAGTAATTGCATAAGCACATTACTAGGTTCTTTTATAGGTAGTGGTATTAAGTTCTCTCTTAGTGAACCGCCTGTAGTGTCAATATCTCTGAACTCGCCGGGTTGTAATGGTTCGTCCTCATCTCTAATTCGCATGCCTCTGGCTTTAAATCCAGCTGGTAAGTTAGCTAATGTTCCAGCATCTATAAGTTGTCTGAGTATAGAAGTAGAGGCTTTAGATAAACCACCAATCATGTGTGAAAGACCTAACCCATAGAAGCCAAGGCCCGGTAAGAATTTGTACTGCACAAAATAATTTATCTTATTTTTAAGTGGGTCGCCTTCTATGTAGTTCCTTCTTATGGCCAGTACAGCTTCTGAACCTTCATCTATGGTAATTATGTAAGGTAGTTTTAAACCTGTTGGTTGTCCGTTTGCGTCTACATCCTCAAAGCCTTCTATGTCTAAAACAGTATGTATTTCATATATAGTTCTGCTTCTGTCTTCTTTGTAACTTGATTCTATACCCTGTATTTCGTCTATTTGTGTTTTTACATCTGAATCGTCATCATTATAGTCTGTCTCGTTTATTTCAACGTCAGCATAAAACCCTGTAACTTGTTGTTTTTTAATCTCATTCAGTGACATATTCAAAGCGTGTGTGATTCTTTCTGCTGATGACATATCACTGGCTTCGTAAGGAACAATTAAGTCCTCTGGTGCTATAAATTTAGATACAGCTTTGTTTGTTACAAAATCGAAATAAACTTTCTTAAAAGCTGAACCCGCAAGTGGTAGATAAAATAAGAGCATATCTAACTCTGGGTCATACTCTTGCATTACATTCATAATGTAATAGTTCATAAACTCTTGTACCCTTTCTGCTTGATTTTCTGCTTCTATGGTTCTAGCTCCAACAATTTCTGTTTTGACAGGTCCTTTAGCTGGCAACATTTCTTTGTAACTCTGGGCTTGGAACTGTGTGACTGCTTCTGCTAATAAAGGATGAACCACACCAGAACTGCCTTCAAACGGTTGTGATCTTTGTTCGTCAAACTTCATACCAAGATACTCAAGACCCTCTGTGTAAGTTTTTTCCCACTCGCTTCTGGATTGTTTGTCGCTATCAACAGAGCTTATTAAGTCTGAGGCCAGTTTTTGTAAGGTGCTTGGGTCTATAAAATCAACTAAATTAGAATTAAAATCCATCTGTGGCATAGGTTGTTCTTCAAGCTCATCACCTACTAATATCTCATTTTCATTGACCAGTATTTGTGCTGCGTCACTAATTAATTCTTGTCTTGTTGGTTCTTGTGGGATTGTTACCGCAGACCCTTGTATATTCAAATCTGGATTTGATTCGGTTCCTAATGCTTTGTCTATTGCCATAATCGTTTAGTGTAGCACTCTACGGTTGATCTCGTCACCCAAAGAGTATAATTCTGTCAGCTCGCCTTCTAGTATTAAACCTTGTGATTCTGCTATAAGCAAAGCTTGATCTTCGTTTTCAGCATGAATGTCAGGACCTTCGTACTCTTTAGCATCATGTAAGAATGTTGTTAAAAATATTTTCATCAATAATATACTGTTCTGTTTTTAGATAAAAATTTTGCTTCATCTTGATAATCTTCTTTCAAAGATAAAAAACCACCTTGTCTAAATCTCATCAAAGCCATTGTTGTACTATCGCAGAAATCATCGTTATCACCAAATGGAAAAGATGCTAATTCTTCCCTTACTAAGTCTGCATAGTCTTCATCAGGTGCCCAAACCATACCAGATTCAAATATAGGCGCGACACTGTTCATTCTTGCTACTTTGTCTTGGCCTCTACTTGGTGAATATGCAGTCACAGGTATGCCCATACGTCTAAGTTCTTGTGTTAGTGGTGTTCCAGATGCCTTTGCTTCGATCAATACACAGTCAGGTTCCCAATACTTATACTCGTCAAAAGCTATCCTTTTCAGCTCTGGAAAGTCTACTCTAAATCTTTTTGCGTCCAATAGTATTATGTGATCGACCTCATCACGGTCTTTAAATATTGCCCATGTGGTTATTGCTGAGTAGTCAGCTGTCTCTTTTTTAGAGAAAGCGGTATCGTAGCTTTGTATAACGTACTCGTAATCTGGTACTTCTTCTTGCTTCCACTCTCTCCACCATTCTCTTTTTACTATGGAGCCTTCCTCAGAAGTAGGATTCTGCATCCACTGTGAATTCCATTTTGATACTGGCAGCGAGGCTTTTACCGATAATAATTCATCTTTTTTCCAAAACTCTGGCCATAACGGTGTTTCTGTTTCAGGCATAATTGCTGGAAACTCTACAACTTCCCATTGATCTGCGTTGTCATCACCCTGTTTCTTTAACACCTTGCCTACTAAGTCTTTGGTGCTCCATCTTGTCATAACTATCACAATAATACCGCCCGGCTGTAGTCTTTGTCTTGGACCAGACGTGTACCACTCATAAGCCGACTCTAACGACTTAGGAGATAGTGCGTCTTGCTCTGAGTGTGGGTCATCAATAATAAGTAAATCAGCACCACGACCTGTAATCGCACCACCAACACCAGCATAGAACGACTCACCTTCTTGGTTTGTGGTCCATCGACCAGCTGATTTGTTATCTGCCTGTAACTTTAACTCAGGAAATATGTGTTGGTACTCCTCACTGTCTATTATGTTTCTAACCTTACGTCCAAATCGCACAGCTAATTCAGCGGTGTGAGTGGTTTGTATAATCTTTAGATCACCTCTTTTGCCCATCATCCATGCTGGAAAGTAGGTAGATGCAAATTCTGATTTAGAGTGTCTGGGAGGTAAACACACAATCAATCGTTTTAATTTACCTTGTGCTATTTTGTTAAACTTGTCGCCTATGATCTTATGGTGTCTGCCTTCTATAAATTCAGGCCACAGATGCTTTACAAAACTTATAAAATCTTTTTGACAGCTATCTTGCTTATCTATTTGATCGTAGCGATGTAAAAGGGCAAGAGCTTCTGATTTGTCTTGTTCTGAAAGTATGTCAAAGTCTTTAAAAGATACTTCTTTCATAAGAAACGGGTCAAGCAACTAGGTAGTGACATAGTAGCCACCTGACCCTAAACACATAGTGTCTGTAGTCAGTATAGTGCATTTATGTAACATGCTAAACCTCACTCCACTCTTTACCTTGAAATAATAAAGCTTCTGCTTCTCGTCTGCGTATCAAACCGTCTAACACCTCACCATTAGCCTTGTTCCATCTTTTCATTTGTTGTGGCACTTCATCATACTTACCTTCGTTCAAAACACGAAGCATGGTAGAACTACCTAAGTTGGATGGCCCTAAGTTGTAAACCCACGCACACATAGAATCATATTGGCTTTGATTTAGGTCAACATCAACCATGTCGTTAATATAGCTTTCGTACTCAATCATTTCTTCTTGTAAAAGATAATCGGCTTCGTCTTTGTTTATTTTGTCGCCTTCTTTTACGTCTTTAGTGTGCCCATAGCCTATGGTCCATACGCCAGCTGGACACAAATAAGCTTCTAGCTCACAACCTTCAAACTTTTTAATTAGCGCTAATCCTTCTTTTGATATTTGCATGTTACTCTCCCCAAGTTCCATCTTCCAAAACTTTGCCTGTTTTGGTTCCACCCCAGTATTCAACTGCGTGTTTTTCTTTAATAAGCTTTTGGCAAATATCTTCTCCATCAGCTGTATAAGGTATGCCAAGAATCCTTCCATATTTTCCCTTCCCAAGAGATTTAATTCTAAATGTGCCTTCGCAAAGCTCTTTAAGTCTTTCTTTCGCTTTTAGACCTAATGCTTTTTCTTCTAAATTTCTAGTACGGCTCTCTGGTGTATCTATTCCAGCCAACCGGACTCTTTGTTTGTGTAGTTTTACGTGAAAACCAAGGTCTAAAATGCAATCAAAAGTGTCACCATCAACTATGCGATCTAGCGTAGCTCTATATACAAATTCATCTGGTGTCTTACTCATCTTCTTTTTCCTGTGGTTTATCTAGTTCTCTATAGTATTTGATTATAGAAAGTATGTCTTTGGTATAACGAGTTATTTCTGCCATATCCATACTAAGATTTTCGTATTCTTTACTAGATAATGCGTAATAAGCTTTTCTAGGTGCTTCACCTTTTTCAACCAAATCTAAATACTCTTGCATAAGTTCTGGTGTAATTATCTCCCAATCTACTTTGGTAAGAGACATAGGGTAAGGTAACGGTGGGTGATACAACGGTGCTCTCTCTGCAATGCTTCTCACTTCCACAGGTTTGATTGGTTGCATCAAAGAGCAACTGGCCAACAAAATACTTAAACTAATTAGTGCTAGGTTTTTCATCAAATTGATTTGGATTACTTAAATTCTCTAAAGTAGTCATCACTCTGTTTGAGGCTTTATTCACACGACTTTGCAACATACCCGGTTTAGCTAGTGCCAACTCATCTAAGTCGTGATTAGCAAATGTTTTTCTAAGTCTATTTACGTCTTCCATAGCTGCTCTTTTATCATTTTCTAACTGATTAAGTTGTGCTTGTTGGTTCTTTTGTTCTGCTAAATAGTTTTGTATTGATTCGTTTTGTTTTTCTATTTCAGTTTCTAAAACTAATTGATTGCCTTTTAACGTGCTGATTTGATCTGCTTGATAATCTATATACCATGCAGAACCAGCAACAGAAACGACTAACAAGCCTCCGAGTATTAAACTTAACTTCATGCCCATGTATATACTTTTAGCGCTTTTGCTTTACCTTTTACTTTTAAATCTGGTAGTGACTTTAACACATATCTACAATTTTGTGCTGTTTCGTGCCCAATCAGTGTGCTTACACCAGCTTCCTTAGTTCCTGACTCTAGGCGAGCTGCTACGTTGCAAGGGTCACCAATTAAACTAAACGCAAACCTATCTGTAGCTCCAAAATTTCCAGCAACGCAAATTCCGCTGTTTACTCCCACGCCCACTGCAACCTCTGGTATGCCTTCTTCAACAAATTTTTTGTTTAGCTCGCGCATGTTTTCTTCCATTTGTATGGCTGCATCCAGTGCAAGATTATGATGATCTTCTTGCGGTATGATTGTGTTCCAATGGTACATGCCCGCATCGCCGATGAATTTATCCGTAACGCCCATATACTGGTTGACTGCTTTTACCTGTGCATCCAGTACAGAGTTCATTATATAAGTGACCATTTCTGGCTCTACTGACTCAGAAAGGCTCGTAAAACCCCTTAAATCGGTGAAAATTATCGAACAATCGACCCTAGCACCATTAATTTGGCACAGTTCGGGATTTAAGATCAACTTTTTCACCATACGAGGGTCTAGGTATTTACCAAACTGCTGTTTTATGAGCTGTCTAGCCTTGTATTGTTCTCTAAAACGCAAGTAAAAAGCTGTAGCTCCTGTAATAAACTGTGAGATTAAGGCCCAAGTAACATCAACTAAAAC